AGCAAAATATTTAAACGATCCTGATAACAAACACTTCAGGACTACACCAACGAGGATTTAATATGTGGTTATATCAACCTACATTTTCTGGTAACAATCAGTTACCTATTATTAATAACGCCGTTTGGTTTAAGAGCAAGAATAGTTAATGGCTATTAATTCGTACTCAACTCTTCAGACGGCTGTTGCTAACTGGTTGGACAGAGATGATCTGTCTGACCGGATACCTGAATTTATCGGACTTAATGAAGCGGTATTTAATAGAGTCTTGCGTATTAGACCTATGGAGACTATTGTAACTACGGCTACTGTTGGAGGAACAAAGGCTTATGATCTTCCTACTGGATATGTCCAGATGAGAGAGATTCATTTAGATACAAGTCCTATTACATCTGTGCAGTATATGACTCCAGAGATGCTGTATAGAATTTGGGCAGGTAGTTCTTCTGGCAAACCTAGTGCGTATAGTATAATTGGGGATAAAATTTATTTTGGCCCTACCCCAGACGCGGCTTATGATTATGTAATGACATATTATAAAAAGTTTGATGCGCTTAGTGACGCAACTACAACAAACTGGATTATACTTAACGCACCTGATGTTTATTTGTATGGAACTCTATTACAGGCTGAACCATTCCTTATGAACGATCAGCGTATTCCTATATGGGAGCGAGGGTTAAGACAGGCTATTGCTGATTTACAGGAGCAAGATGATAAAGATAGACATTCTGGCTCTGAATTAAGGGTGATGAACACCTCTGGATATTATTAGGATATAAATTATGGGTATTGAATCTGGAAATTATATTACAAATTTAAATAGCGCAAATCCGCTATCAAGCGATAACGTAAGTGAAGGCGATGACCATTTGCGTTTGCTTAAAAACGTATTAAAGAAAACTTTTCCAGCAGGTACAAATGATGCGGGACCGGATCAGGCTGTTCAGGTTATTATTACTAAGTCTTCAGCGCCTACTGTTAGCGGAAACGCCGCTCAATCAACAGGATTGGTTTGGCTAGACACCTCAAACAATGTACTTAAAATTAGAAACCAAGCCAATGATGCGTGGATTACTCTTGCTGTTGATCCAGAGACAAGCAATAGTGTAGACATTAATGCAGGAACTATTGACGGCGCTACTATTGGAGCAACTACAGCGTCTACAGGTAAGTTTAGCACTCTTAATGTAGCAGGAGATGGAGCCACTGTAACAGGAATTAAAGATGAAGATGATATGTCCTCCGACTCGAATGTTAAACTTGCTACTCAACAGTCGATCAAGGCGTATGTTGATTCCCAGGTTACAGCGCAGGATTTGGACCTTATCTCTGACAGCGGCACTATCGACGTTGATCTTGATTCAGAGAGTCTTACTGTTAGTGGTGGCGAGGGTATTGATACTTCAGCGACAGGCACGACACTTACAATCGCGGCAGAAGAAGCAACATCGTCAAACAAAGGTGTAGCCTCATTCTCTACTGATAACTTTAGTGTATCATCTGGCGCTGTAACTATTAAAGATGAAGGCGTTTCTAATGCGGAGTTAGCGCATATGGCGGCTAACACGGTTAAAGTAAGAGATGCTAACTCTACTGGCGACCCAACAGATAAGGCTGTTGGCGATACTGAGATATTAATTGGTGATGGAACTGGCTTTACATCGGCGGCTATATCTGGCGATGCTACAATGACTAATGCTGGCGCTGTTACTGTAACAAAGATTCAAGGCAAAAATGTTTCTAGCACTGCACCAACTAATGACCAGTATTTAAAGTATTCTTCGTCATCTAATGAATGGCAAATGGCAAGCGTTCTTGCTCCTGACCGACTTACTACTAAAGGTGACTTGCTTGTTTACAATACTGTAGACTCTGAGACAAGACTTCCAGTTGGAGCAAACGACCTTGTATTAACAGCCGACTCTAGCGCCACTAATGGTGTAGCGTGGGCCGCTGTATCTGCCGCAGATGAGTCAATAACTAATGCTAAACTGGCTCACATGGCGGCTAATACCGTTAAGGTTAGGGACGCTAACTCATCAGGTGATCCATCTGATAAGGCTGTAGCAGATACACAAATCCTTATAGGAGATGGCAGTGGATTTACTGCCGCCGCTCTTAGCGGTGATGTGACAATGGCTAACACAGGTGCGGTAACTATTGCCAGCACTGCTGTAGAAAACTCTATGGTAGCCACAGGTATAGATGCCGCCAAACTTGCAGACGGTACTGTATCTAATGCAGAATTCCAGTACATTAATTCTCTTAGTTCTAACGCACAAACTCAGATAGACGCTAAAGCCGCAGTCGGTACTGCTAATACATGGACAGCAGGACAGCGTGGAGAGATTACTGCTCTTACAGACGGCGCAACAATAACTATTGATATGGCCGCTAGTAATAACTTTTCTGTCACATTAGCCGGTAATAGAACATTTGCTAATCCATCTAATGATACGGCAGGGCAGAGCGGAAGCATCTTTATCACGCAAGATGGAAGTGGCTCAAGAACAGCCAGTTGGGGAACCGATTGGGATTTTGCAGGAGGAACCGCACCTACATTGACTACGACAGCAGGAGCGGTGGACAGAATTGATTACGTTATTAAAGACGCATCTAACATTCATGCGGTGGCTACTCTTAACTATTCCTAATGCCTATATTTAATAACATACTTGCTGGCTCATCTGGTCAGGCTACTGGCTACACCATTGACCAGTCGTTAAGATTTAATGACGATGATTCGGCTTATTTAAATAGAACAGCCGGAACAGCAACCTCTAATGATATTGGCACTTTTTCTTTTTGGACAAAACGTGGCAATCTTGGAGGCGGCAATTCGTTTTTTAGCAACCACAGCGATGCCAACAATAGAACTTACATTGGGTTTGATGCCGATACGATTACAATGTTTGGAAAAATATCTGGTTCAGCAAATGTAGAACTCTTAACGACTCCAGTTTTTCGTGATCCCGGCGCTTGGTATCACATTGTCATTGCGGTAGATGTGACCCAATCATCCGCCTCAAACAGAGTGAAGATTTACGTCAACGGAACTCAGATTACGGATTTTGGAACAGCAACTTATCCTGCTCAAAATACAGACCTTCCGTTATTTTCTAAAACAAACCATCAGGTTGGTGCATTTTTCTCATCGTCTATTGGAGACTACTATGATGGATACTTTGCAGAGTATCACTATGTAGATGGTCAGCAACTTGCACCGTCATCGTTTGCTGAAACTAACTCAGATACTAATCAATGGCAAGCGGTTGAGTACGAAGGTTCGTATGGAAACAACGGCTTTTACCTTAAGTTTGGGGGCGAAGGCTTTTTAACTTACGACAGAGAATCTGAAATTGCAGTCACTTCTAATCAGGATTGGACTAATTCAGCGGGAGCGGCAACGTCTGTCGTTCTTGATGACTTAGTAAATGGTGTTGAAACAAATAACGATGCGGGAGGCGGTTGGGCAGATTCGGCATGGGCCGCATCAGGTAGTTACATTCGTTTTGATTTTGGTTCGGCTAAAACTTACAAGAACGCTCAATGGCGTTATCAAAATTCAAGCGGAACAGAAGGAACTTGGAAGTGGCAGGGAAGCAACAACGCCTCTGATTGGACAGATATAGGATCGTCGTTTACGTTGTCACCAGATTCCGCAGGTGTTGACGGTGTAAATAGAAGTCAAGAATTTGCAAGTGAATTAGGCTCAAATACTACCGCTTATCGCTACTATCAGATTCTCGGCATATCTGGAAACGTCAACACATCAGGCCGTAGACTTGCAATGTACTTTTCAGAAACGGTTTATGGTTTAGGCGGTGATTCTAGCGGTCAAGGAAATAACTTTACCGTAAATAACCTTATTTGGTCAGATCAGGTACTCGACAGCCCAAGTAACTCGTTTTGTGTTTTAAATCCAATTGACACTAACACTAGCGGAACACTTTCGGATGGAAACTTAGTAACCTCTGGCAATGCAAGAGTTACTATGCAACCAGCATCCGGTCAATGGTATTATGAAAAAGATGGTTCTGGCGTTTCAGTTAGCGGAGCATTTAATCCATCTTTGACAAGCGGAACTTACAACTTTGGATCAAGTGGCACAGGTGGCTACTCTGACGGCAATGGAAAAGGTAATTTTGACAATGCAGTTCCGTCTGGTTATTTAGCGGTTTGTTCGGACAACCTTCCAGCCGCTTCAGCCAGTACATTTAGTTATACAGGAAACGCTAACGCATCCGGCCCATTTGTTTATATGGGCTATACGCCATCTGCAATAACAATTAGTAGCACTACTTATTCTTTGTCATCGACAAATCCTTCTGACAGTATTGATTGGTTATCAAACGGAATAAAGGTGCGAAGTTCTTCCGTAAGAAATTCTAATGGAACAAGTTATTCTATTACTTCGGCCCCCATTAGTCGAGATTTCAAATACTCTAACGCGAGGTAATTATGTGGTACAGTGAAACAGAATCTTCAGTAATAAGAACGCCTCGCGCCATAACGGTTGATGGCGTACAACATCCATCCGCGATTTTTAGGAATTGGTCATCAGAAGAGTTGGAAGAGATTGCAATTTATTCTATTGAGGTTATTACTCCAGACTATAGATACTATAATACTGGGGCAGAAAATCTTGAAAAGAAAAGCCGCAGAAATCCTGATGGAACTTTTGCAGGAGGCGCTGACTACTACGAACTAACTTACGACACTACGGAAAAAAATGTAGACGATCTTAAGTCTGACCTTATTTTTAAGATAAAAGAAAACACAGGCGTATTGATTGCCCCTTCTGACTGGATGGTAATTAGAGCAACTGAAGGCGGTACTGCCATGCCTGCTGATTGGACTACATACCGTAGCGAAGTTAGGGCGCATGGCAACAGCCTTGAGAATGGTGTAGAAGCGTTTGCATCTGTACAGGCAGTCAAGAATTTTCAAAACCATGAGGTTCAGGAAGAACGAAAGGTTAGTCTAGACTCTGATGAAACTGTAATTGTTGATCGTGTTGTAGACAAAACATATTGGAATTGGCCTTCGGCTCCTGATGCAGTGGTTGATCCTTATCACGTTAGGTACATATAATGGCACTAGAAAGCGCAACATTTATTAGTGGTTTGGTGAACACAAACCCCAGTGGCTCTGACTCCATAAGTCAGGGCGACGATCATCTTCGTCTTATTAAAACGGTATTAAAGAATACTTTGCCTAATGCTGATGAGGCTATTAATGGTGTACACACTTCTGCTTCAGCACCTAGCCCAACTACAGCAGGATTGATTTGGTTTGACACTACAAACAATCTAATCAAGATCAGGAATGAAGGAGACAGCGGTTGGATAACTTTACTTGCCTCAGAGGGAAGCAGACTTCTAAAAACTACTCACTCAATACTATCAACAACCTCTACTTTTAGATCGGATAGTTATGTTGATATAGGGTGGTCAATTACGCATACCTGTGTATCTTCTTCCTCTACTTTATATGTTCAAGTAAATGGAGGTAATGACATTTTTTCATCTTGGGATGGTGGCAGTGACCATCAATACACACACATAAAGTTAGCAAATACTTCCGGTACTCTGATTACTGGAACAACAGATAACATTATTGTAGGAAATATTAAATCAAAAGTTGATGCTGGATTGTCTACCGAAGAGTATGGATTTGGATTTTCTAGAATTTGGAAAGTAACAAGCGGGAACAGACCTACGCCTGACTCTGGTACAACCTACACGTTTGATATTTGGTCTAAACAACCGCAGGCCAGCGCGGGAGGAACTACTTTTCGTAACGGCACAATGATGGTTTGGGAGATTGAAGAATGAACAACGTAACACTTAGCAACATTCTTTGGGCCGCAGTTCCGAATGAGGGCTTTGGTATATACGGATCAGTAGAAAATGAGTCGGACTACAACAGTAATGTTGTATACAATGACCCTGCAAAAAAACCATCATGGGCAACAGTGCAGGCGGGGCAAGACCCGGAGCAATGGAATGTAGTCAAAGCAGAGCGAAAGGGTAAACTTGTCGCTTGCGACTGGACTGTTCTAACTGACGTTCCTATGTCTGATTCTAAAAGAGAACAATGGGAAGTGTATCGTCAGGCTTTAAGAGACATAAGCAACCAGCCTGATCCCTTTAACATTACTTGGCCTACCCCACCTGAATAATGGCTCTAGTCCCTATAGAAAACTTAGGCCAGATAGGAATTATAAAGGATACCCCTCCTTATAACCTCCCTCCTAACGCATGGTCTGACGGAAACAATATAAGACTTTTGGATAACGGCGTAAAAAAAGTCGCTGGATACCAAGAGGTGTTTGCTACTTGCCCATTCGCCCCTTACTATATTCATCCATATCTTACAATTGCAGGAACATATTATTGGATTGCTTACGGAACAAGTGATCCTGACCCATCTAACGCAGGAAAAATTGCCGTTTGGAATGGTTCTATATGGACTGATGTAACCAGACAGGCTACAGGAACATTAAGCGGAAATATAGACAATAGTGTTACTACAATTACTTTGTCAGATGCCAGTGCTTTTCCAACAAGCGGAACAATCGCTATGGGAACGCAAGCAATAGCAAATGGAAGTTCTAATGGATATGAGGAAATAACATACTCTGGCAAATCCAGCAATGATTTAACTGGATGTAGCAGAGCCGCTAACTCAACTACTGCGGCCCCGCATACAACCGCCTATCCTGTTGTTCCTATTGGCACTACAGCCACGGGAGACAGCAATTATAACGCTAATACCACTGATAGGCGCTGGACTGCTACTAATCTAAATGGTGTTATTGTTGCTACAAATGGGCATGATGTGCCACAGACATGGCCTTTAGATAGTGGTGGAATACCACAACTAACAGTACCATTTGTTAGGCTAAGAAATTTTCCAATAGGAAACAAGTGTAAAGTTATTAGATCCTTTAGAACTTTTCTTATTGGTCTTAATTGGGTAAGAACTAACGAAGAACCAAGACTTGTTAAGTGGAGTACAGAAGCCTCGTTTGGAAACCAGCCAGTTACATGGGATGAAACTGACGCTACACTTGATGCCGGTGAATACGAACTTTCAGATACACCGGGAAATATTATAGATGGATTGCCACTAGGCGATTCTTTTTTGATATACAAAGATGACAGTATTTACATTATGAACTATGTGGGTACTCCATATATCTTTTCGTTTAAACTTTTATCCCCCACTATTGGGCTTCTTGCTAAAGAAGCAGTAGCAGAGTTTGAGGGTGGGCATTTCTTTATGGGGAACTCTGACTTCTATGTATGTAATGGTCAGACTGTAACTCCCATGTTGTCTAACAAACTGCGTAGAACAGTGTTTGATGAGTTGAATGGCGATAACTATCAGAAATGTTTTGTTGCCGCAGACTACGTTAGAAATGAGATGATGGCCTGCTATCCATCAGGATCATCTGCTGTAGTAAACAGAGCCGTAATATGGAACTGGAAGGATAATACTTTTTCATTCCGCGATCTTCCTAGCACCTCTCATATTAGTTCAGGAATTGTAGCAATCACAGCAGGCGCAAAATGGAGTGCATGGGCTATACTTAATGATGGCTCTTTTACTGCTACTACCCCCGCTAATGGAGGTAATGTTACAGTAGATACCACAACCACGCCTGATTCTGGCACTGCATTTACTTCTGCTGGAACTCTTATTATAGGTGATGAGCAAATTACTTATACTGGTAAAACCTCTACTACTTTTACGGGCATTACTAGGGGCGCTAATGGAACAACTGCATCAGCACACGCTGATGACAGTATGGTTAATCAATATGTTGAGACTTGGGATTCTGAATCAGACCCTTGGGGCGCTACTAACTACGACAATGTAATCAAGAACATTGTGTTTGCGGATGTTACTAATACTAAAATATTTAGAGACAGCAAGGGCAATAAAAAAGATGATGAAACAATGCTTGCCTATGTTGAAAGAAGTGGTTACGATTTAGGCGACCCACAGTCTGTCAAGTTTGTATCTGCTGTATACCCGCAGATAGAAGTAAGCGGTGATAACACAATAAATATTTACATTGGCAGGCAGATGAGTACAGAAGAGGGTATCACATGGGAAGGGCCAATAGCCTTTAATCCTAATTCTCAGTCTAAAGTTTCTTGCAGGGTCAGCGGCAAATACTTTGCAATCAAAGTAGAGTCTAACTCTGACATTGACTGGAAGTTACATGGACTAGCCTTTGAGGTACAGAAGAAAGGATTGAGGGGGTCAAGGGATTATGGCTAACGCACCATCAAAGAATATAAAGTCCGTAAACAGGTGGACTCCTAACCCCGCGCCAATCAATAACGATCAACTATCTGATTACCTTTTCCATGAGTTAAACAGGCTGTCAGATGTTATATTTAATTTAGATGTGCTTAGACTTGAGCAAACTAATTTTGACCCCAAGGATGAAGGGGGAGAGGACATGGGGAAACCGAGGGATGGTGATATAAGGTATGCAGATGGTACGAACTGGAATCCGGGTAGCGGTCAAGGCATTTATGTTTACATTGATGACGGCACTCCTGCTTGGACAAAACTCTAGCGCAGACTTTAAATCTACATTTCTTATAGGGGAGCCAGAAGGAAGGTATATATCTCCATACTCTACACTTTCTTGGCTGTCAAACGACTTAGATGATAATTGGAGAAACCGTGTTATAGGGATGATTGGCGGGGATACCCACGCTGACATTATGGCTAGAAGCACGGCAAACGACTTTGGAAGAGTTAACGGCGTTGATAGAGAGGGTTGGCGCAATCGTATTAGCATCTTGCGTTCTAACGGTATTGCTCCAGTAGTATGGATGATAAGCGATGATAGCCCAGATGTATATGCAAAAGGTTTAGATAACCAGATTGATTACCAAAATCAAGTTGTTTCTGCGGTTGATGACGTTGTTAGCCATTACGTTGTTTGTCTTGAGTGTGACGAATATTATAGCCCTGCACAGGTATCTACACTGATAGGGGAACTTAGGAAGAAAACAGGCAAGCCAATAGGGGTGCATCTAAAGCCGGGGGTTAAGGCTGAGTACATTAAGGATGCTGACATAATATACCTTCAAACAGGATTTAATCTTAATGAGGCACAATTCCGACAAGAAATTGAAAATGCGCTTAGGTTTGGAAAACCAGTTGTCGTATCTGAGTATGAACTCAGAGGAACGTCAGAGAGAGCAAAATCGTTTGGCAACATTGCTTGCTCCTATCCCGGAGTTGTTGGAACAGGAAACGGAAGAGGAACAGCATCTTGTCAAACCCTAGAATGGGGCCAGACAAAAAAGAAAAAGTGGTATCAAAGCCACGAAAAGGAAATAGTCGTTTTTGGGATCGCAGTAGCCACCCTCTTCGCAATGTTAAAGGACGAGCCGAAGATAAAACTACAGGCAAATGACAACGGTTACGAGTTGGGATTAAACTCAGGTGGGTATAGTTTACGATACTCTGAAGATAGAATACTAGCAACTTATAAAATAAAGTTTTAATTAGGAGAGCGATAATGTGCGGAGGAGGAATGAGTCCTGAGCAAAGAGCCGAAATTGATTCGGCTAACCAAATGGAGGCTGTAAACTTTACCACCCCCAGTGGTAGCCAAGGCGTAACTAATTCTAACTATGCTACATATACAGATTCTTATCCAGATTTGCTTGCAAATTATAATGAAAACTGGAAAGATAAAGGGGTAAGCAAAGCCGAATTTGGCGCTATGCACTGGAATCAGTCTGGAAGAAATGAGGGTAGGTTTATGCCCGGGGCTTTAGATCAGGCCAATCCTGTACCGTCTGGTGGTGGATCAAGTAGTAGCGCAGGAAGCGGCCTTATTGGTAATGATGGCCCACCTATGGGGCCATACCCTGAGAATAATGTATATGCCCCTATGCTTGTTCCAAAGTATGCTCCGCCTAGCGCACAAGACTTTACAGCATATATGCCTAGAGTTGGGCCGTATGATGCACCTATTCCCAACCTTGGTGGCGGCGCTCCTGCTAACTTTCCACAGGCTACACTCTATCCGGGTATTGGAGAAGATGTTGATCCCGGAATTCCTAACTATGATATAGGCGGTCTTTTATACCAGCCTTTTACTACTGAATATCAACAGGCATTTGTACAGCCTAACATCTGGAATTATGAACCTAACCAGTTTGGTGTTGGAGGTGTTCAATTTACCCCACCACCGTTTGGTGCAATTAATGTTGTTGCTCCAGAAGAGTTGTTTGTTGAACCGGAAGAAGATGATGAAAGTACAAGGGGTGGTGGTGGCTCCAAAAATGAAAATCCAGATCAAAGCCCATCAACAATACCTGATAGCACCACTGTTGGGCCGTCTGATATAAGGCTTAAAAAGAATATTAAATTTTTGGGCAAATCAAACACGATAGATATTAGTAAATTACGAAATAATTTAATTAACTAAAGGATAATAATATGATTCGTCCTGCTGAAACAAAGGACATAAGTAGCATTGTAGCACTAAGTAAAGAAATGCACCAAGAAGGTGCTTACAAAGATGTACCATATCATACAGATCAATTTGTTAAAACTGTTTCTGGCTGTATGAAAGAAGGGTTTGCTTGGGTTGGAGAAAAAGATGGAAGAGTTGTATCTGCTTTTTTAGCAGGAATATCTGAATATAATTTTTCTAAAGCAAGAATGGCTTGCGATTATGGCGCTTTTACAACTAAAGAGTACAGAAAAACTAGATTAGCATTTCAGTTGTTTAAACAATACATAGAGTGGGCGCAGTCACAAGGTGTAGAAGAAATAATGATTGGAGCAAGCACAGGTTTTGAAGGCACTTACGCCGAAAGACTTGGAAAATTTTTACAAAAAAGACTTGGCTTTAGAGAGGCTGGTCACTGGTATAAATTGAGGAATTAATTATGTGTGGAGGCGGCAAAACGCAAATAAACACTACAGAGCCTTGGGCTGAACAGAAAGGTTATCTAACGGGGGGGTTTGAACAGGCTCAACAGATATATGATAGAGGAGCGCCTGCGTACTATCCGGGTGAAACTTTAGCAGGGTTTGACCCCGCGCAGACAGCGGCACAACAGTCTACACTTGGCTATGCTATGGGGCCAAGAGCGGCGGCACAACAGGCTGGCGCAGAAAGAAGTTTATTGCAGGGTCTAAGCGGCCAGATAGATCCTAATGCTTACAACCCAATGGTAAACTCCTTAACATCTAATGTTCTTAGCGGTTTGCAAAATGAAGTTCTACCGGGTCTTAGGCAAAAGCAAGTTATGTATCAGCCCGGAGGCTCTAGTAAAGGTAACCAAGAATACGAAAAGGCTGTTGCTAACAGAGTGACTTCTGGCATGACTAAACCTATTGCTGATATGTATACCAACGCTTACAACCAAGCGCAGAACAGAGCGGTACAATCAGGGCAACTTTACCCATCAATAATGAACGCGCCTTTAAGTATGTATGGCGCTATGGATCAGGTGGGCGCTCAACGTAGAGCAATGACTCAAGAGGCTATGAATAGAGATCAGCAAAGATACGAGTACAATGCTAACAAAGATCAGAACGCACTTCGTAACTACATGGCTATGGTATCTGGGGACTATGGGTCAACAACTACGTCTACTGCTCCTAATAATACTTTTGCAAATCTTTTGGGAACTTTGGGGTCAGCGGCTATTATGGCTAACTCTGATGCAAGACTAAAAGACAATGTAACTCACATTGGTAAAGATAAAGGTTACAATGTTTACACTTGGGAATGGAATGACAAGGCTAAAGAGTTGGGTATAGACTCTCCGACTGTTGGTGTTATGGCCCAAGAAGTTCTTGAAACTAATCCTGATGCTGTATCCGTTGGTAAAAACGGTTATTATCAAGTTAATTACGGAGCATTGTAATGGAGGGTCTTCTTGAATATCTTAAAATGCTTGAAAAATATAAAGATACACAAACTAATCCTTCAGAAAGTATGGAAATAGACTATACTAATGCTCGACCCTTTAGCGGAAATCTTCCATCTGGAATGAATAACACTGCTTACAATGCGGCAATGGCTAGAGGTAAAGGAATGGATGCTCTTGCTGAAAGTATACCCAATCTTGTAGGAAATCCTGACCCTTCTTTTTGGGATAAGTTTACCTCTGGTATAGACAGAGATTTTGTAGCCGCCGTTGCTGGTTCTTTTGGTGGTCAGGCTTCCGGTGGTAGAGTTGGTGCTAAATTTGTTGGAGGTAATGATTTAACACATGTAGAAAATAAACCTGTAACGCCAAATATTACTTCTTTAGCATCTAATCCGGGGATGAAGTTAAATCAACCTCGCAGATTATTCGGATTTACATAGGATAAAAGGATACAGCGGAGGTTTTTAATGGCTACTTCACGAATTGAAATGTTACGAAGATTAGAAGAAGTAAAGAAGGCTCAGGAACGTAGGCAATCGGCTATGAGTGTTCCTGTTGGCGGTTTGGAGGCAGAACAACCTCAAGAGTTTGATGGCAGAGATACAATAAGGCAGGCGGTAGAACTCACACAACAAGACCCCACATATCAGGCTCTTATTGAGAACGCCGCTCCTATGGCGGGTACTGCCGGTATAGGTGCGAGAATAGCAAGAAGTCTTTGGACTCCGGGCTACAAGGGCGCTACAAGAAAAGGTGAGATGATTTTTGGCAGGGATGAAGCAGGCAGATCAATAAGAAGAGTGGCTGACCGCCCCGGTGAGTATGCTTACAGCGGCAGACCTACCCCGCTTGGTGTTGGCGTTGGAGCGGGAGTCTTGGCGGGTAGTCAACTGCTACCTGAGTTTGGTGATGTTGATATTGGAAACAGCAGAGATGTAATTAATCAGTCTGTGCAGGATACGTTTGGAAATCCTCAAGGAAACACAGTTACAGTAACTGCGCAAAAACCTGAGTATAGAATTGATGATACACCCTCGGGGCCGGAAGAAGCCAGTGAGTTTTATTCTACGCAAGGGCTTCCTACACTAAACACTGAAAAAAAATCACCACCTAAAGAGCAAGTCTGGGGTAAGTATGCTCAAGACCCTGCGGCTAGAAAGAAACAATACCTAGATCAGTTGAACAAGATTTATCGCAACTCTATGATCTTAAATGCTATTGCCCAACTTACTGGAGGAACTTCTCAAGCGGATGCCTATGTTAGAATGGCTACTGGAAAACTTGACGCTATTGATAAGTTTGATTCAGAAGAGCGTATGCACAACATCTGGAAAGAAGTTTTCTTTTCTAATGGAGCCTATGCTCCCCCCGCTGATTGGAATTCAACATACGACAAAGTTATTCAGTTAGGTGGAACCCCTAAAGAGGCTGAAGAACTTGCATCATCAATGTACAAGAAGCCTTCGGAGGGCTCTTCTACAGCCGCGCAAGAAAACTTTGCATGGTATCAGAGTTTGACAGGAGCAGATAAGGAGGTTGCCGCAAAGATTCTTCGCATTACAGACAAGAAGGCGGATCAATTCTCTGCTTCAAACTTGGCAAGTTTAATTCAATCAGACGTTTTCTTATATGAATTTTCAGATGAGGAAAGAGCCAGAGTTATAGCCCTAGTCAAGAGTAAGATACCCGGTTTCCAAGCAGAGGATTCCGCATCAGTACCTCAACAGGAGGAGTCAGCAGGGGATTCAAATCTTCAGGCGGGTAGGAAAAGAGCGGCAGAACTTAAGGCTCAAGGTAAAAGCGAGGAAGAAATTAAATCTATTCTAAAACAGGAATTGGGCATTGTTATTGATGGCTGAGAAATTTACATCCGAACAGATATTTGGAAAAGCACAACCGGAAACCGGAAGGTATTCCGCTGAGCAGATATTTGGCGCACCTAAAAGAAAGAAATGGGAAGTGATGTGGGATGCCGCAAGAATTGGATTCAAGGATACAGTTCGCGGCGCTCAACAAATTGCAGGCGTTAATGAAGAGGCTTTGGCAGAAGAGCAAAAGTATCTTGAAAGTTTAATGCAAGACCCTGAGTATGGGGGTTGGGCAAAGGCGGCATACTTTGGCGGTCTTATTGCTGACCCTGTTGGCTGGATGCTACCTGTTGCCAAACTAAAAACTGCAAGCAAGATAAGTGAACTCATTATCCCCGGCATGATTAGCGGTGGCATAGCAGGCGCTCTTGGTTACGCTCCAGAAGAAGGCGACAGGGTAAAGCAAGCCGTTATGGGTGCTACCCTTGGTGGGGCTATTGGCCCCGCCGCATTTGGTTTAAAGAAAGCCTATGAGCCTGTAGGTGAGTTTGCTTGGAATGTTATGCGTACACCAGAAGGTTCAGGTGGCATAGCAGGCGCAGGATTTGGTCTGTACAATACAGATGAGAACGCTACTCTTCAAGACAAAATGAAGAATACTATTATAGGCGCTTTGGTTGGTGGTGGCACAGGCAAAGGATTTAAACTTGTTGACAGAAACCTGTTGGATGGCAAATTGGCTAGAGCATTAATCCCCGATTACAAACTTGCTGACGCTTGGGTCAATGCAAGATCGAAAGCAAAAGGTCAGAAACAAATCATTGCAGGAGAGTTTGATAAACTTGTAAAGGAAATGTCTGAACTTCCCTTAGAGTCTCGCAAGGTTTTGTATGGTATGCTTACTGATCCCACAGCGCCAAGAGATGAGATGCTTGAGGGGCTTGCAAAATCTAGCCGCGATCTAATAAACAAATACGGTGAGAAACTTGTAGACCTTCAGGTTCTTAGAAGAGAAACATTTGAAGAAGGTAAAGATACATACATTCACCGTATGTACAATGATCCAGACAATAAAATTGGTGATGTTCAAGGTGGAATAAGGATTGCAGGCGACGAGTTAATGATGCGCGGTAATGTAAAAACCGTGAAACAATCTGAATGGGATGCAGGGTATAGGCCAGAGGGCGAAGGGTGGGAAATTGTAAAGACTGAAACATTTAAAAACAGCCCTGATCCAGTGCTAACAATTAGAAGAGACTGGACTCCTGAAGAAAAGGTAGATATGGGTGAGGTTACGGATGCAATGCTTGCCTTTGATAGAACAGGAAAAATTCTAGCCAACGATGTAACCGCTATAAAATTCTTCAATGATATGTCTGATCCTGAGTTGGGTATATCAGCAACCAAAGCAACTGGTGACTTAAAAGTCCAAGTCCCAAAGGTAAGAGAGTACGGTAAACTTGGGGGTAAGTATGTTTCCCAAGAAACTTATAGGGACTTGATGTCTATTAGGGAACAGAACATACTCTCATCTTACAAGAAAAACTTTGAAGCATACAGAAAGTTGAACAGGATGTGGAAGGGTACTAAGACTATTGCTAACCCTGCCGTACATTTTAACAACATAACATCTAACATTATCCATTTTGATTTCGCTAATGGTAAGGCATCTGATGTTGCCAAAGCATTTATGGATATCAAAAGGGGTAGCGACGATTTTAAAGATGCACAAGCAAGGGGAGTATTTGGAGGATTCTTTGCTTCTGAGGTTGCTCAAGAGGCGCTACCTCTAGCCAAACTGTACTCGCATAAAACTAGCATTACTGATAACTTAAAACTTGCAGAAAATGCTTTAGGTAGTGTTGCCAGATTCTCATCCGCTGTTAAGAAATACACTTGGGATCAAGCCGCTAAAATGTACAACTACGAAGATCAGATATTCAGGATGGCTTTGTACCGTACAGAAAGAGACAGGCTGATGAAGTTGTTGCCTGAAGAGGAAGCCAAGGACATGGCGGCTCGTAAGGCTAGAGAATGGTTTGTAGATTATGAGAGGCGCACACCTTTGCTTGAAGTGTTGAGAGAGGGGCCGTTGCCATTTGCTTCCTATATGTATGGAGTCATCCCCAAACTTGCAGAGACAGCCGCAAAAAAACCTATTAAGTTTGCCAAGTGGGGGTTATTCTTTGGCGGATTAAATGAACTAGGTAATCCAGATGAACGGCAAGAGAAACTTCTTGATGCCCCTAATATGTTTGGTATTCCGGGTATGCCATCGTCTATGGTGAAACTTCCAGAGGCTGTATCACCTGAAAGTAGAGATGATTGGTATCTAAACATTGCTAGATCTTTGCCGGGTGGTGATTTGTTTGGCGTAGAAAAACAGGGACAACTTGGTCAAGTACCGATGCTTCCTGAATTTATGCAACCTTCCTTTGGTGCGGCAGGTTCTGTGTATGATACGATTACAGGCATTGATAGGTTTAGAGGAAAGGAGATAACTGGAGGTTTAGGAGGCAGAGCAGAATTTCTTGGTAGGCAATTTTTACCTAACCTCCCTATTGGTGGCCCCGGATTTTCCGCACCAACTTTTTCTGGTGAAAAAATTGAGAGAGCCTTTAGCGGAAAGTACAGCCCAACAAGAGATGTATACACCCCCGGCGCGGCAATCTCCAGTGGCCTTGGTTTAAAGGTTACTCCAGTAAACACAAGGAAACTTATAAAAAGAAAGTCTTTTGAATTCTCTAAAAGAGAGCGCGAATTAAAATCAACAAGGCGCAGTATTATCAACGACTTTAAGTCAGGCCAAATAACAAAACAAGAAAGGGATGATGCTCTTATAGAGTATCTAAACGACATGAAAAAACTACAGCGCGAAAAGGCGGGGGCATTTAGATGAAGAAACTATTACTAGCACTGGCCTTGGTTGTGTCACCAGTCATGGCACAAAATCCACCAGTAGGTATTAAACCTCTTAACGTACAGATGCAATTATTCTGCGCTGATTCGTTTGACTTTTTAATAAACGTACTTGCCGCAGATTTTAAAGAGTATCCTGTTATGATGGGTTACCTTAAAGAAGAGCCTACTAATTCACACACTTTGATTTATTTTGTTAACAAAGAAATGACTACATCAAGTTTAGTTATTTCAAAAAGAAGCAAGGATAGAGAGCAAGCCTGTATAATCTGGTCAGGTAAATCGCCTAGTGGGATGGCGTTTTCTGTAAACCCTAATCCTATGTTTGCTGATGAACTATGAGCGATGAAGGAACTGTAAAGTTATCTGACAAAACTAATGTTGGATTACCTTTAAGGAATCTAATTGGACTAGCATCAGCCGTAGCAATTGGAACTTGGGCTTGGTTCGGACTTCAGGAAAAACTGAGCCAACATGATATGCGTATCCAACTAATGAGAGCGGAGGTGGATAGCAACTCTGAGTTTTCTCAGCAGTTACAACGTGGTGAGATTAGTACAGCATCTTCACAGGAGATGTACCTATTGCTTGAGCATACTAGCAGACAACTAAGCGCATTAGAAAAGTCAGTAGCAGATGGCAAAGCGGTAAGCATAAACAAACAACAAGAACTTACCCTCAAATTTTTAGGTGATAGAGTGAATACTCTTGAAGATAAAATTGAAGCCATTAGAGATAAAATGGCAGAGATGAAGGCTAACGGCAATGGAGCGCATTGAATGGAAACATTATTTGTATTAGTTCTCTATATGAATGGTATTGTCAAAGAACACATGGCTTATTGGGAAGATCCAGTTACCAAGGAATGGGTAGAGATGGGGTTGCCGGGTTGCCTTGCTATGAAGCGCACACTAAAGAGGCAGGGATGGCATGACACTGATGGCGGTAGATATGCCTGTGAAAAACGCACAGTAGAAACCAGAATAGATTGGGAAGGCAAGAAAGTTATTGCAAGGATTATTGAATAATGGCAACCCCAAGAAAAGGTAAAGCAAAAGTTAAAGTAACTGCATCTGGTAAAAGAGTAAGTTACGGCCAAGCCGGTAAGGCTAAAGGTGGTGGAGCAAGAGTTAAACCGGGAACATCTAAAGGTGATTCATACTGTGCAAGAAGTCTAGGTATAAAGAAAGGTCTTCCCAAGAAGAAGCAAAACAATCCCAACACTCCTAACAATCTATCAAGAAAAAGATGGAAATGTTCTGGAGCCAAATCTAAAAAGTAAGGAGAATACTATGCCAAAAGTAGGAAACAAACACTACGCTTATACTAAGAAAGGAATGGCTAAAGCAAAAGCCGCTGCCAAAAAGTCTGGTAAAAAAGTAAGTCATGCTAAAAAGAAATGAAGCACTTAAAAGAAAAGAATGAAACGTATTTGCAACACTTACGAAAGGCAATGTATTTTGCTGGCTGTCTTTTGGTTGGGAGCCTGTGCGCTGTCGCTCACGCTCTTGTTCCATGCGTCCTAACTAATACTACTACTAAACTAATTAACCACATACAATCCAGACTGGGAGGATAATGAACGACATTGGTAATAACTCAGAAAGCACAGGAACAATTAAACGAATTGCTAAACTCTGGAGAGTGTTTAGAGATAGGTCTAAAGGGTGGTGGGTGCAGTGGCCTTATGATAACTTTAGAGAAGATGAACTCGATAGGTACTACAGAGTTGAGCATTGGAAGCAACACCAGATTCGCAGACGAGATGTCGCAGAAATATTTACAAGGCGGTAGTCTTGACTACGAAGATAAAGGTTTTTCTAAGACGTTTGTGGTTAACCCAAGTAAAGGTACAGCAAGATGCGGATGCGGTGACAGCATTGCTGTTCCACAGGTGTAACAACTTTATAATATTTAGGAGATGAGGATGAAAGAAGCATGGAAAGCATTATCAGGAAAATCAAAGATGTGGATTCTAATTGGCGTGGCAGGGCTTATCGTAGCCTCTGCTATCTGGGGTTAGCCCTAGGGCTTGTTGGATGCGGGACGATAAAGAAAGCGGGAGTAGTAGCGACAGCGGCAGGGACGGGTGCGGTTGCGGGGAGTGTACTCAGTGGGGGTGCGATTGCACCTATAGCGGGA